AGAACAGGGCCTATAAGGACGACTGGGATGTTGACCGCGCCGTATCTGAGGGCAACGACAGGGTTACCTGGGTCTACAAGAGCATTTTTGCGATCGCATCGAACGCCGCCCGCCTTCCCATCGAAATCCACAATGAAAAAAATGACCCGGTAGATCATTCGCTTTTGCCGATTCTTAACAGGAAGGCAAATCCACACCACGACGCATATAACTTCAGGTTCCAGTTGTCATCTCAGGTCCTTCTTTCTAAGAGGGGGGCGTTTATCGAAGTGGTCAAGGACCGACTCGACAATGTGGTTGGGCTTTATCTACTCCCGCCTAACTGGACGTACCCGATCCCTGATCCCAAAAAGTTTGTTTCTGGCTTCTCCGTTCAAGTCCCGAACAGTAAGGAACGGATTGTTAAGCCCGAGGACGTTGTCTGGGTGAGAATCCCGCACGCCACAGATCCCTATAGGGGGCAATCACCCCTGGAAGCGTGTGGCTTGGCAATAGACATTGACTATTACTCCAGGATCTATAACAGGAACTTCATGGTCAATGACGGTCGCCCTGGTGGCATTCTTATGGTCCAGGGTGAACTGGATGATGACGCTGCTGAAGAGATCCGCCGCAGGTTCCTCGGCAATACTGGCTCCGCTTTGGGTGGCGCTGGACGCATGACAATCATGGAGGCCGAACAAGCCAAGTGGATTGACACGTCAATGGCGCAACGCGACGCCCAGTACACCGAAACGAAACAACTCGCTAAAGAGGAAATCCTCATGGCGTTCGGTGTCCCCGAGTCGGTTATCGGCAATGCTGCTGAACGGACATTCGCAAACGCTGATACGGAACTCGAAGTGTTCTGGCGAGAGACCATGCTCCCTCACCTGATGCTGATAGAACGCGCGTTTGATCGTCTAGACGGTTCGGAAGAACTGACAGTCAAGTTCAATCTTGATGATGTGGCGATTCTCTCTCGGGACGAGCGGGAACGTGCTGCTTTCCATCTAGAGGAACTTAAGTTTGGGGTTATCTCAGTCGACGAATACAGACAACTCACTGGCAGGGAAGCCTGTGGATCTGATCTTCTTTGGATCCAACAGAACTTGATGCCGGTTGGGCAGGCAGTCGCTGACGGGCAAACCCCATCAACAGAGTTCACTCCTCCCTCATTGGATGACCCTGGCTTTGTTCCAGTCAACCAGCCTCAGGCTCCAGTAATCACCCCTGAGTCCGAACCCGCTGAAGTGGTCCCAGAGGCCGCGTCCCTGAATGGGTCTGCTGAGTTGAAGGCTGAGGATAGGGAGTCGGCCCCTTTAGATAAGGACCTCTGGGGGTTCCCTTACGGGGACACCTGGATTGACGCCACGAAGGTTGCCGAGATCCGTTCTATGCGCGATCAGAAACTAGGGCGTTTAACAGATTCTGTCTCTATCCAAATGGCCGCCTATTTCCAGAGGCAACGCCGCGTGGTGTTGGAGAAGTGGAAGTCCCGCAAGATCAGAGAGAAGGTCAACAAGGGAGTCTCTGTCGGGGTAAACGATATCTTTGACATCCCGACCTGGGACAAGCAGTTGGTAGCGGACGCCAAGACCTTTTTGATGGCCACCATTATGGATGGTGGTAACGAGGTCGCGTTGATGACGGGTAAACAGATAGAGCCCGACGAAGAGTTGGTCGCCATAGCAGTGGCGACTGGGCTTGCGCGAATCGGAGAGATCAACTCGACCACTCGCCGCCAGTTGGAAGAGAAGATAGTGAAGGGTCTCGGTGCGGGGATGTCAGTGGATGCTCTCGCTGAAGACATCGCGGATGTATTCAACGCAGCGGTAAAAACCAGGTCCAAACTTATTGCCGCTGGCATGGTGACGTTTGGAGTGAATGAAGGACAGACGATAGCGGCGCTTAAGGACGGGTTCCGCTACAAGGTTTGGTTCTCTCAACAGGATGAAAAGGTCAGGGCCACGCACACTCACGCCGATGGGCAAGCAAGGCCGATTACAGAACCGTTCTCAGTCGGTGGCTATTTGATGATGCACCCAGGGGATCCCAGCGCGTCTATCGCTGAGACGGCGAACTGTCGTTGCACAATGCTGTTTACGAATCAACCAAATCCTGGGGCTCTTCTCGAATATGGGGTTTCGTCAGAACAAATAGCGGCTTCTCGTGATTCTGCGGTCGTTGCGAGGCTGATTGGGCAAGGCGATGTGGTGGAACTCATAACCGGGGCCGTATAGGGGGCCTTGACGCTCGGCCACTCGGTCGGTCAGAGAACCTAATCTTAGGATGAGACCGTCTAGGAGGCCCAGTGGAACTGGAATCCAAACAAGCAACAGTTGAGGCTAAAGCAATCGATGATGCCGAAGGCATTGTCGAGGCCGTTGTGTCCGTGACGAACATCGTGGACAATGTGAAAGACGTAATCGTTCCCGGAGCCTACGAAGACACTCTGCAAAAGAGGATCCCTAAAGGTGTCTGGTCTCACGACACCACCGTTCCGGTGGCACGCACAGTGTCAGCAGTTGAACTACCGCCAGGTAGCGACAAACTCCCCTCCCATCTCCAAGAACAGGACGCTGGCGGAGTTCTAGTCAAGATGCAGTTCAATCTCAACACGTCCCGTGGGCGCGACGCCTATGAGGACATCAAGTTCTTTGGTGGCGAACAGGAGTGGTCAATCGGCTACTCAGTCCCCGAGGGTGGATCTGAGATGAAAGAAGACACGGGCATTCGCCACATCAAACGTCTTGAGTGGTACGAGTACAGCCCGGTGTTATTCGGAGCAGCACCTGGGACTCACACCGTGAGTGTTAAAGATGTCCCTGTTGGGGCTGGGAAGGCTTCCGAGCCCGACGAGGAAAAGGGGCCCATCGCTAGCCACGCCGTTGGCTTCGCCGACGATCGCCCATGGAAGCCTGCGATGTACAAGAGCGTGCGGTCTCCGGCGGACAAGGCTTATTACTCGAAGATTTTTGCGTTCTTGAAGGATGGGGAAGACCCCACTTTCAAAACGAACTATTCCTTCATCCATCACTACGTCAGTAGTGACGGGTCACCCGGGGCTGCTGCTCTAGGGGGTCTTCGTGAAGGTATTGGAAGCCTCAATGGTGCCCGCGGGGGCAGCGTGTTGCGAGGTAGCGACAGGAAGGGCGTGTATAACCATCTCGCCCGTCACTATCGCGAGAGCGGTGAGAAGCCGCTTGATTTGAAGTCAGACGAGGAAATGGAAGAGATCCTGGAGTTGAAGGCTTCTCTGACTGGCTTTGACTGTAAAGAGATAGACGCCCTCATCGATGAGGGTGCTGGTATAACCGAAATCAAGTCCACTTTGGAGGACATCATGGCTAATGAGGCCGAAATCACAGAAACGACTGAGGCTACTGAAGTCGTCATAGACGACGGCCAAGGTGTCCAGTCCGCCATCACCGACGCTATTACAGCGTTGAACACTCTTTCCGAACGGTTGGGGTCGTTGGAGGAAAAGGGCGGCGACGCACCTGGTTTCTCCAATACCGATCCTGATTCTTCTGAGCGGGCTGACGGCGCAGGTGCTGATGCACCCGAGGTCGTAGAAGACCTCAGTCACGGTGGAACATTGACACCAGAACAAATGGCTGTCGAAGGTTCCCCGGCAGGCGGCGACGCCAAGCCAGCCAAAAAGCCGAAGGCTGAGGAAGCCCCGGCAGCGGAAGAAGAGGTCGAGAAGTCGGATGAGAGCGTCAGCGAAACCGCCGACGAAGAGTCCGAAGAAGCCAAGGCTACGGAACCGACTTCGGTTCTAGGGAGTCTTGACCTTGCTGAACTCCGAGAGTTCCAGGACCTGGTTTCCTATTCTGACCTGGGTGAATAACTACCTGGTGACATAAAGGGTGACGGAGCCGCCGCGTTCAAGGGCAGTCAACCGACTAAAATAGGGTGACGCCGAGTTGAACGGTTGGTGCAGCCCGTGGGTGACCTATATAGCGAAATGAAAATGCTTCCCAGGAAGCAAATCCAGCGGTATCGCGTTGACATCATTCTTGAAGCAATGGATGAGAGTGACAGTGTTTCTCTCCTAACCGCTCTTGAGGATGATGGCGTGACATCCGCTGCGATTTCTGAGGTTCTCGGGAAGCACGGTTACACCATTTCGACGAACGCTGTACGTAACTGGAGGCGAGCCAGGGCTATCGATCGTGGGTGAAGCCTTCAAAGAAGAACTGGCTAAATCCAGATTAGGTAAGATTGCTGATCTCTTAGAGAAGTCGGGCATAGATCCTGAGGAAATAGGGGCCATCGAGAAGGTCCGCATTTCTGAGTGGCAAGGCCTCACAAAGAACGAAGAGGGCGAAGCCGAGATACACGACCTCGGTGGGATATCAGTTGTAATAGCCCCTGCATGGGCCGATGGACCGGAATGGCCGGTGGTTCAACAGGCCGCTCCAGTGACCATCAAGCATCGCCCGAAGAAGACGGGATCCACCCGGTCGAAATATAAAACGGCTGTGGTTCTTCCAGATCCCCAAATCGGTTTTCGCATGTATGACGATGGGGAGATGGATGCTTTCCATTCCGAGCCTGCGATGGATGTTGCCATGCAGATCCTCGCTGACCTTGATCCTGACAAGATTGTCAACCTCGGAGACTTTCTAGATTTCGCTGAGTTCGGTAAGTTTGAACAGGAACCAGCGTTCGCTAAGACCACCCAGGCAACAATCGATCGTGGTCATAACTTCTTATGTGAACAAAGGGCGAATGCACCCGATGCAGAAATCGTTCTTTTGGAGGGCAACCATGATCGGCGTCTCCAAAAATCAATGACGGCTAATACCGCTGCCTCTCTTCATCTAAAGAGAGCCGAGGTGCCGGAGGATTGGCCCGTTATGTCAGTCCCGTATTTGCTGAGGCTCAACGAGCCACACCTTGACATTGAATATGTCGGTGGGTACCCAGCGGGTATCTATTGGATCAATCAGAACCTCGCCTGTATCCATGGTCACATCACCAGAAGCCGTGGTTCGACTGTCAAAGCCGTTGTAGATGACGAGCGTACATCCATCATCCATGGACATATCCACAGGATTGAGTTACAACATAAGACCAGACGTACATACAGCGGGGCGAAACAAAGTTTGGCGGCTTCACCAGGTTGTCTATGTCGGATTGATGGCGCAGTACCATCTACAAAGGGTTCTACGGACCCTCATGGCAAGCCAGTTAACGCGGTGGAAGACTGGCAACAAGGACTCGCCGTCGTTACATACGAGGAAGGTGATGGAAACTTCAATGTCGAACTCGTCCCAATCTCCAGGGGAGAAGCCATCTTTAGAGGTACCTACTACAACGCCTCCAGAAAGTGACCCCGCGGAGTCCTCTACGGAGTCCTCTACTTTTTACGCTTTTGATGACGACATCCCCCAGGCAAGACACTTCCCAATAATCACACTTGTACTTTCTCTTGACGATCCGGCAGAGCCGAATCATGTCGATCTCGGTTCTGTCCCTCCTCAAATCGCTGCCGCGGCTATGACGGCCATAGCAGACCAGTTGAGAAAACTTAGTTGGCCCAGTCGGATCACCTATGCCGGTCAAACAGTCTTCGATCCTGCACAAATGTTGCCGGATTTTGGCGACGATGACGATGATGATTTTGACCTTTGATTGACCCTTCCGCAGTTACACCAATAGGCGTGTAACAATAAACGGAGCGGGGTGCTTACCTCGTGTACATCTATCCACCTACACACGAGGTAAACCTAATGGCAGTTCAGGATTCCCACCTACGGGAACTTAAGGCTGCTCTCCGCGACTCTCTCAGCGAGAACGACGCAATCGTCGCTCACGCCGAGGACAACCGTGAAGAGGGCGGTCCTGACATTCAGGTCGACGTGAAGCACATCGAAGGATTCCGTGCGAACCTCTCCAAGGCCCGTGATCTGCGCGAGCAGATCGAGGCCCTGGAAGGGCAGAAGGAGATGCAGGACTGGGCTTCTGCATCTTCGGAGCCTGAGGTCGCTCAGGAAGCCAAAGAGATTACTGCTTCTAGCGTTGGCCAGGGATTCGTCGATTCAGACGAATACAAATACCTGAACGGTGGACAGAACGGCTACACCATGCACGTCCCCTACAACGTCAAGGGCGACCTTGGCGGGATGTGGCAGCGCAAGGACGTTTACACGACCCTCCCCAGTGGGACACCGGCTCAGTTCGGTACCCCGCAGCGGGATGCGATCGTGGAACGCGCCCACCGTGCTGCACGTGTACGCGATCTGTTCAACGTACAGCAGACTTCAACCAACCTGGTTGAATACTTCCGGGTCACCGGCTTCACGAATAACTCCGCCACTACGTCGGAGCGTTCGGGATCACCCGAGACCTTTACCGCATACCCACAGTCGACGCTGACCATCGCTGGCGCGCAGGCTCCGGTTCGCAACATCGGACATTACGAGGTTGCTCACAGGAACGTGCTTGCTGACGAGCCCGCAATGCGGGGCATTGTCGACAACGAGTTGTTGTACGGACTCCGTCTCACCGAGGATGACCAAATCCTCAATGGTGACGGTACCGGCACCAACCTCACGGGTATCACCAACGCTGGTGTCTCCGTACAGGCGCTGGGTTCGGATACACGGGTCGACGCGATCCGTAAGTCCATCACCAAGATTGCTCTCGCTTACTACGAGGCAACTGGCATGGTCATCCACCCGACTGACATGGAGCAGATCGAACTTGAGAAGGATGGCGACGAACGTCACATGCTTGTCGCTTCGCTCGCCATTGGTGCTGAGGCACGGATTTGGCGTCTTCCGGTTGTTGAGTCCGCTGCGATCACTGTAGGAACCGCTCTTGTCGGTTCCTTCGGCATCGGTGCGACTCTCTACGACCGCATGGAAGGCAGCATCCGAGTTTCCGAGAATCACTCGGACTTCTTCGTGAGGAACGCTATTGCGATTCTCGCTGAGGAGCGGATTGCTCTCGCCGTCAAGCGGCCCGAGTCCTTCTGCATCGTCACCGGCATCTAGCCACTTCCAGCCCTAGATAAAAGGGGCTACTGAAGGGGACCGGGCTTCGGCCCGGTCCTCTTTGCTTTTGCTAGAGTGGCGTTATGGCTGTACAAGAAGTTTCACCAGAAACGCGAAAGAGCGTTGTTGTCGATCGAGACCTCTATGAGGAAAAAGACGACAAGATGATTCTGGTTGCCCGTAAAGGTGACAGAGTCACCCCCGAGGTCGCTCGCATGTTGGGGGTTCTCCCCATAGAGTCAGCCTCAGCGCCCGTGCTTGAATCCAAGGTTGTGGGCCCAGAAGAGCGCCAGCGTGTTACTGCTGACTCTCATAAGAGGCTGTTCTAACCTCGGCAGAGGCTGCTTTCGTAGCCTGGTTGATTTTATGCCGAAACCTCAACGCACTGATTGTTGCGATCGCCAATAGAGTTGTCACAGCGAAGGTGCCAAAGATGGAGAGGAAAATAATGATGCCCATCCAGAGAGTCTATTCTTGAAGCGCTCCGGTCCTCCTAAAAGGAGAACCCCGCTGAGGCCCATCAGTCAAAAACGGCGGGCTCTTCTAAGTACGAGAAAGCGGGTCAGGGAAGAAGTCCTTGAGCGCGATGCGTACAAATGTGTTGCAAAGCACCTGGTTCCCGACGTAGACTGTTGGGGTCCCCTAGATGTGGATGAGATCCTTCCACGAGGTAGAGGGGGCGACTGGCTCGATCCTGATAACTGTCAGGTGTTATGTCGAGCACACCACGATTGGAAACACATAAACCCAGCCGAGGCCACAACCCTCGGTCTGACAAGAAGCACAAAGGGGTTGTTTGACCCATGAAAGCGTCACGCAAAGGATTTTCGGCTCGTCTGGTTGGATTAACTGGACTCGCCCTGGTCGCTGCGGTCGCTATAGACCAGCCATCTGTTGGTCACATCAATACAAGTTCTATATCTCTGGCCACTTACTCGGCGATACCCATCGATACCTCGCCAGAGACCTCTCCGCTCGGACCCGAGCCGGTAACCACACTTATTTCGGCGGAGAGCGAAATCTTGACACAAGCCGAGATTCCTCCGATACCCAACGATGTTTCGCCTGTGTCAACCATTCCCCTCGCTAGCCTCCCTTCCTTCGATACCCACGGACCAGGCGCTAGCGAGGATCCTTCTCCCGTCGCTCAGATCGATGACGATACCCACAGCAGA